AATAAAAGAAGGTATAAATTATGAATATGAAAAACATAAACTTAAATATATACCAGACCCTAAAGTTTACTTACCAGATTTTTATTTACCTAAGTATAAATTTTTTATTGAAGTCAAAGGTTTATTTGATAAAGCAGATAGAAAAAAACATTTACTTATTAAGAAACAGCATAAGAAAGTTGACATTAGAATTTTATTTATTAATGCGAACAATAAGATTTACAAAGGTAGTAAAACAACTTATGGTGTGTGGTGCACTAAACATAATATACCTTGGTGTGAGAAAAGGATTCCAAAAGAATGGCTGAAGTAAAAAAATTTTATTCTACTTTAAAAAGAGATGCCGCAGAAGAATTAGGATTATTACCGGACAGATTTTATTTAGTATTTAAACCAACAGAAGATACGCCAGATGGTTTTGATGTAGTGGCTTATGATACAATGCCATCAGATAAAGATTTACATCCTGTATTTTATGTTATGAAAGGTATACTAGAATTATTAGATACTGATATGGAAAAAATTGTAGCCGCAGGACAAATGGCCGTTATAGATAAACTTACCGAGGCTTCACAATCTGGTAATAAGCCAGATGCACAAGAGTTAGACCCCATATTTAAAAAGATAGACATAGGAAAGAAACATTGATAGCTAATAAAAAATTTGACGTTGACCTAAAGTATGGTCAAAAAAGAGAGAATAGAATCAAAAAGATGATTGAGGAAGGTACAATTGAAGTTAAAACTGAAAGAGATTGGTGGTTTAAGACAGGAAATATTGCTGTAGAGTTTGAATCATACGGAAAACCTTCCGGGATAGCGGCAACAAAAGCAAAGTATTGGGCCCATGTTTTAGCAAATGGTGATGAAGAACATTGTATATTATGGTTTAGAACAGATAGATTAAAAAAAATAGTGAAAAAGTTTTCTAATACTGTAAAAGATGTAGGAGATAGTAAACGTTCAAAAGCATATTTAATACCAATTACAAAGTTATTTAAATTATGATAATTACAAAGCAGTTGTTAAATAAAGCTATTGAGATAGTGGGTGGAGATAGGCAAAAAGAATATGGTGATAAGGTAGAAAACCATGATAACATCGCAAAATTGTGGTCAGCATATCTTGATGTTAAAATAGAGGCTCACGATGTTTCTGTTATGATGATATTATTAAAAATTGCACGCACTAAAATTGGAACACGCACAAAAGATACCTATGTTGATATGGCAGGTTATAGTGCTATAGCAGGTGAAATAGAGTTTAGAGGAAAAGATGGAACAAAAAATAGTTAAGATAAGAAAATTAGATGATATTGATAAGAATGATTGGGAAATTAATTTTGATAATGGTACACAAATTTTTCACACACATGAACACTTTTTTAAAATTGTGGAGTTAGGATTGAGTAGGGAAAAGCCAGTAATAAAAAAAGAGGAAACAGATACGCCATTGTTTTTTCCTAAAGACGAGGAGTGGGAAAATTTAAAAAAGAAAGAAAAGAGAATAGTAGAGCAATTTAGAAGTGACGCAAAAAATTTAAGCAGAGCAAACTTTAACAAAAAATATAATAAAATTAAGGGAGATAATATAGACGATGTGCTAGATGAATGATACGATACTAGCCAGTTTTGAAGTTAAAATTACTAAAGAAGGATTATTAATCCTAGAAACAAAGTTACCACCTACAGATGAATTTAAAGAGGCAATGGACAAGTGGAACCCCGCATATGAAAACACCCCTGTTATAGCAAGCCTACTGGATTACTACAAAGGGGTGTTCAATGTCATGAGTAAGGATAGTCAGAAGATTATTTCTTCTTAGCTTTCATCATTCCTCCGCCTCTCATCATTGTTTTTTTCATTCCTCCGCCACGCATCATGGATTTCTTTTTACCACCCATCTTCATAGCGTTTTTCTTTTTACCGCCTTTTTTCATTGCCGGTAATTTTTCGTCTTTCATAGTGGACATTCTTCCACCCATTGCTTTTTTCTTTTTCATGTTGGTTTTTTTACCACCACCACGCATCATAGCTTTTTTCTTTTTCATTGCCATTGTTATCTCCTAATATTAGGTTTAAGTTTTTGTCGTGGAGTAACTACCTCATTGTAGTAATCCATTGGCCAATTTTTGTAGTAACCCTGTCGTTTTAATTGGTTAGATGCATCTTGTAAAAGTTTTAACTCTTGCATGAATATCATCATGTAAGGTTCAACTTTACTACTATCCCAATCATTATCAGCTAAAAATGCATGCTCTTCAACTGTGGCAGGACTACCGGGATGAAAACACATTAGATAAAGGTTCTCATCTTGCAAAGCAATGTTTCGTGTGTCCACAAAATATTGTATGCAATAAGGTGTAACATCGTCTACATTAGGGTCTGCAACGATTATTAAATCTTTTTTTTCTTTTGGAAATATTTTTATCTGTCTTTCAACAGCTTGAAAGAAACTATTCTTTCTTAAATTAACTTTTATTTTTAATTTATTTTTTAGTCTAGTAACCCTAGCGTATGGGCATGCAGGAAAATTATTTAAATATTTGTTTGGCTTTTCAAGTACATTGATAGACCAATCTATTATATCTTGTTGTATTGATTTTGCTCTGCCCACTATTTCTTGACTAAAGAACCACCGAAGTATAAGCCTACTATAGCAGACATAAGGTGGGTGTCAAGTGGTGTTATAATAACACCTGCAAATGCTTTATCCATTAGCACTTCTTTTTGGTCTATTAAAAATAGAAAACCACCTTTAAATTCTGTCCATGTTAAGATAACAGGGATATCAAAAAATACAGGAACAAGTTTAGGATATGCAATTACCATGAATACAGCAGTAAGTGCTATTATTCTTCTTGTCCATTGAAAGCCTTTGTTTTCATATGTTCTAGCTTTTTCAATGTGTTTCATTTGGTTATCAGCTCTTGCCAATAACATTTTTTGTTCATCTTGCTTTGCCTTGATACTTTGCGACCAGATGGACATAATACCACCTAATACACTTGAGCCTAGCATTGTAATCATTTCTACTGGTAATCCACCTAACATATTGCTTGTTCCTCCGTCTTCTGTTACGTTACTTACTAAATTCGCACCCGTAAGTGCTAGTAGTATATATTCCATTTAATTGTCTAATTTTTTATTTATATTTTTTATTTCTGCTTCTATTACTGCAAGTCTAACTTCCATTTTTGTAAACATTACTATGGCTTGTTCCATCCTATCAATGTCTTTCTCCATAGCTGATATTCTTTGTGAAGTCATGCCCCATGTTACGCCTAATGCTAAAACAACTCCTACGAACCATACAGTATCTTTAATCATTAGTTAATATCCCTTAATGACGTGCTCAAATCTTGTAGAAAATCTTCCTCTGATTCTAACATATCACCTTGTTGGTCTTCTAAAAATAATCTTAAAATTATAGCTCTAGTTGTTCCTTCATCTAATAACTTTTTAAATTCTGCATTAACTGCAGGGTCTGTGTATGGGTCTTGTTTTTGTAGTATCTTTTTAACAACGTTTGCCATTTTTGGATTTTCTAAAACTGTTTTTATTAAAACACCTTTGTTTTTGTTAAAACGTCTAATTGCAACTTCTGTTGCAACATACCTTGGAGATATAACGCCTCTGTTCATTGCGTATAATCTACTCATCAAAGACTCCAATCTTAAAGAATCTGGAAGTTGCATTGCTTTAAGTTTAGTTGTGTCCGCACCAATCATTAGTGCTTGAATATCTATTATATCATTTATATTTTTAAGATGTTCTTCTCCGTATATTTCAGTTAACATTTCTTTATTTCTAGATAAAAATTCTCTAGCACTAGCTGTATCAAACACGTGATAATTATTTACAGAAGTTTGAGGTGTTCCTCTTATTACTGTTTCAACTTTTTCTGCAGGCCTTGAAAAACTATTGTAAAAATATTCTGATATTAAATTTTTTGAAACAGTATTAAACTCATCCTTTGTCATTTTACCACTAGTTACAAGTGACCGATACAACTTATCATAATTATCTCGGCCTCCAACAACTATATTTTTTACAAAACTATCTGGTTCTGTTAATTTTTCACCAAAGTTAACAATTACCGATGTGTCACTAAGTTTGTTAACATTAAATTTAAAATTTTCTAATTGTTTTCTTAAAACATTTTTTGCCGCTTTTAATTCAAATGCAATTTTTACTTGGTCATTTTTGGCTATATTATTTACAGTAGTGTTTCGTGCTATTAAAGTGTCTATTCCAACATTAATATTAATTATATCATCAACAGGGAGTAAAAATATTTTTCCATCTGGAGTGTCAATTGCGAATTTTTGATTTATACCATTAAATAACTGTATTTTTTTACCTTTTAAAGTTCCCGGAGTATCTTTTTTTATTGCTTCATCAAAAATTTCACGCTTGTTTATTATTTCACCTGCTTCCGTTCTTCTTATGTATGCTCCGATATCTTCTGATAAATATTTTGAAAATGCTTCTATCATTTGTACTGTTTGTGGATTGTTAAAATCTAAAAAGTATTCGTCAGCTTGACCTATTCTATCTACGTTACGTGTTCCGACAGTAGGTAAGAAAACTTCTCGTATAAATTTATCAGCGTAATTCTCATCGCTTAATAAAAGTTTTGGATTAATCCATGTAGCAGGATTTTCTACATGTATGTGATTTGCAGACTCAGCTTGATTATCAAATTTATTTGCTATTTGTGTTGCTTCTTCATTTAAAGGTTGAATTCTAACTAGAGTTTTTTTAGTTTCCCCCGTTGCATCTTCAGAGTACCCTATAGTTGTGCCTTTATTTTTAGTTTTTGTCCAACGTTCTAAAAAATCAAAATTATTAAATCTATTTGAAAAATCAGCGTAACCATTTATTGCGTTTTTGTAATCTTCTAGTAGAGATTCATCACCAATTTCATTTATAGAATTAAATATTGAAGTTTCTACGTCATTAAATAGATTAGTATAAAATACGTTTTCTGGTAAATTTTTAGTTGCTGTTTGACTAAATCCTATTCCAGAACGAAAATCCATCGCTTCTTCTAAGTTTAAACTTACATTTATCTTAGTATTTAATTCACCTTGTAATGCATTTCTAACATCAACACCTCCAATAGATTCTACGTTAACGTTTTCATAATTAACAAAATCTTTTTTTATTTTTCTTTGAATCGACTCAAAAATTTTATCAGTGTTTTGTTTTGATAAATTTTGATTTAATGTTAAAAGAGTTAATGTATTTTCTGGTGTGTCAAAACCATCACTTAATAAAAAATCTAAAATTTTATTGTGATTATCTTTGTTACTAATAAACTCTTTTGTATTTCTTGTAACACTAGATTCAATAACATTTTTTAAACTATTTGTCTCAAAAGATGATGGCAACTTTTTTGAAAATTTATTTATAGGATTTTGTAATTTTCCAAATTTAACACCGTCAACGGTTTCTCCTATTATTTCATCAAAAAATTCTGTAAAATCTATTTTTACGTTACTATGATTATCAAATAATGTTGTATAATTTCTACTAGCTTTTGCTTTTTGAACTGCATACATTCCTTGAATAAAATTAGGAAAACTGTTTTGTCTATAATTGCTACCATCCATCATTAAACTTTTACTTACATCATAGTAGCTTTTAAATATTTGATTATCTAAATCACTTATAAACTGTGTGGCCTTAGCTCGTATTTCTTCACTAGCTCCGTTTAATTTTAAATCTTTTAATGATGTTACAAACTCCTCTAAGTTTTTTTGATATAAGTTAGTGTTGTCAAATAAATTACCTGTTCTAACATAATTAGCAACGATGTCAAATGTTGCCGCCAATTCATCTTGCCTCGTAGCAATAGTATCTTTTGTTTCTTTTACAACTGTATTAATTTTACTTATAAACTCGTCATACTCCGGCGTTTGATTACTTCTTCCTAAAAACTTGCTTAAATTATTATCTATCTCTGTCAACAGTCTTGTTGTGCTTGTCATGTAATCGTTACTTGTTTTTAAAACATCAGTGGTTAATTTACCTGCTTCTATTTTTACTGCGTACAATTCGTCTAAAGCCTGTAAAGCGGCGAGGCCTGTCATTTGACCAAACAATACATTTATTTCTTGTTTTTCTTGACCAGTTAAATTTCTTGTTATTAAATCTAATTTTTCATCTAGAGCGTTCATTGTTCCTAAAACTTCTGCTCTTCTTTGTGCCGGTAAATCTCTAATTAAATCAGTTAACGCCTTTACTCCTTTAGCTTCATCAAGAGTTAAAGTTCTTTCAATTCCATCATCTCCTACTACTTTTAAATCTTTAAAATTAACGTTTAAATAATTTGCTTTTGATAAATTTGCAACATTTGATATTGTTTCATTACCAATAAATTTTACGTTAGCAAAATTAATTAAGGCACCTACACGAAGTATTACGCTTGCTCCTAATCCAGAAAAGCCATTTTTAGGCAATATGGCAGGTTCACTAAGAGCTCCTGCAAGTTCCATACCAATTGATACACCGCTATTAACACCAAAAAATCTATCTCCAACTCCACCAAACGTAGCGGCAAATATTTCGTTTCTAAATAAACTTTTTTCTGCCGTAGTAAAATGTCTTACCGTTAATCCCGCTTGCCTTGCAATTAAAGTTTCCTGTCCAATCATTAATTTATTTACTAAGTTAGTGTCACCATTTCTAGCGGCATCTCTAATTCTTATTGTAATGTCATCTATTTCTTTAGAAAGATTTGTTTTTAATTTTGTAACACCAGATTGAGTTAGAGTTACTTGTTCAAAACGTCTCTGCATGTATTGAACAAATTTATTTGGGGAATTACTTCTTAGTGAACCTTGCGCTTTTTTTATTTGAAAATAAGAATTTGCGGCCTCTATTGGATGTGCATATTTAAGTCCGGGCCCAGAATTTTTTAATGCGTAATCTAAAGTTTCATCAGCTAGTTTAGTTCCTTTTAATCCAAATCCTGCTAAAACACCACTAATTATTGCAACATATGGAGCTGATTCCATCGCTGTATCAGTTACGTGAAATAATATAGATTCATCTGGATTTTGCACGGACAACTCATCTAATAGTTTACCATCAATTACAAAACCAGTGTTATTATAAATTAAGTTTTTGTAGTGCTGTTTAAAAGACATGAACAATGTATTAGTGTTTTGTATTTCATCAAACTTTTCACTTAATGCTGTTACCACTTCAGCCTGTTCTTGTAATTGGTCTGCGTACGTTGTAAAATCTGCTCTTAATTCTCCTGTTGTTTTTACTTCATCAGTTCTTCTTCCATTAACATATTTGTAAATATCTAATAAATCTTCATTTGGTTGTGTTTGTGTTTTAGTATATTGTTTTGATGCAGATACACCGATGCCGGTAATTAAACTAGGAAAATCACTAGTTATTCTTCCGAGTATTTGCATAGCTTGTTGTTGATTAGATGCATCACCTTCTGTTGGTATTAAGTATGATAAATCTTTTGATTCTTCATGCTTTTTTATCTTGCCTGTTTTAAAGTCTCTATAGTAGTAAGACTCTTTAAGCTGTTCTCGTAATTGTTTTGCTTTTTCTGGTGTTAGTCCTAACTCTGTCAATTGCTCCTCATATAGTTTTCTTTTAACTATATCTTCGGGCCCAGTTACAAATGGTAAATAATTACCAAATAGATTTTGAAATATATTTAATTCATTTTGTTCTTGCACATTTACTTTTTTAGCTCCGCCTTCTTGTTCAATAAACACTACACCTTCTGTATCACGTCTATTTTTACTTGCTTCTAAGTTTTTATCTTTTACAAAATTAGGTTCAAATCCTTTATGAGTGCTGTACAATAAAGACATTCTGTCTTCAAAAGATAAATCTTTAAATCTTTCTTCATTAAAATATACAGGTTTTGTTCCTCCTTCTTCATATCCAAAAGCTATTGATGAATTTAACATTTTTTCATGTTGAATTGCTAATTTAGGATTAAAAAATAAAGAATAATCCGGAGGAAGATTTATTAAATTTGGTGTTATTTTAGTTTTATAAAACGGAGTAATATCTTGTCCAACCCCCATAGCTTGTAATTTTGCTAGCGGGTCTGCAACTGGTTCATTATTTAAATTATTTTGCATTTCATTAAGATTTATATTGTCTACCATTAATTTTGTCCTAATATGTTTTTAATTGCTAATCCTTTGTATTGAAGCGCATCTGAATATGGCTGTACTTCCATAATTTCACCATCAGATATTTCTAAATCATTTATCATTTTTTCATAAAGTTCTACAGGTATGTACCTAGCAGTTGTTGCATCAAATCCAAATCCAGATTTTTTCTTTTCAACATAGAGCGGCGTGCCGTTGTTAGAACTTGGAACTATATCCCATGATTTTTTATATTCATTTGAGTTATATGATTTTGCAATATCATCATTTTGTTCTAATCCTACATTTGCTCGTTCTTGCATTTGTTCTAAGAACGATTGAGAGGTAAATCCTGCACCGCCCCTACCGTTTATTAATTGTAATATTTTTGTTGTAGCATCATAAGTTCTATGAGCTCTCATACTATTAAAACGACCTACATATTTTGTTCTTAATTGTATACCTTCAAGAAACTCATCAAGTGTTGCTAAAGCTGTAAGTGTTTTTGTTTGAGTTGTAAGACTAAAAAATTTATCATCTAAATCAAGACCTCTTAAAATATTATCAACGTCTTGGTCAGATATTGTTCTACCACCACTACCACCTTGTAACGCCATTGATACTTGGTATGCAAGAGTAAACTTTAATAATGTTATCTTTGCTTTTTTTGCCGCTAATTCTTCAGTAGAACTAAGAGCCTCAACTGCTCCTTCTATCTCATCTTGAATTTCTTTTATCTTTTTTTCATCTCTTTCTCCAGTTATACTATCAACTATATTAAGGCCATCTCCAGAAAATTTGTAAGTGCTACCACCAAATAAACTTTTAAGAGAATCAACCTGCTTAATACCACCATAAGCCAGTGCTGCAATATTTAGTGATGCACCAATAATGTCACCATTATCAGGGTCATTGACTACATTAAATAAAGCACTAACCGTATCTCTTGCCTGTATGGCTGATGCATTTTGAGCTGATAGAGCTTTTAAATCAAATCTTTCCTCTTGATTAAACGCTTTTGGATTAGATGAACTTGCAGACCCATCCCCAAACTCTTTAAGAGGCTGTAGCATGTAAATAAAATCTACTAATTTTTCCTCATTTAAAACTCTATTGTACTGTTTATCTAAAGTTAATTCACCAGAATCAAATAATTTTTGAATCATTGGTGTAAAATCAAAACCGGGTATATCATCATATCTTAATTCTTGTAATCTATTTAAATCATCAACTACTTTTAAAAATCCTAATGGTATTTTTTTAGTTCGCATACTTTCAATTAGAGCCGCCTCACTTTTAAATGGACTTAAATTTTTATCTAATCGTGCCGCTCCAACAGATGATTCTTTTGACGCTACTTTAATTAAAGAGTTCATTGCGCTTTTAAAGTTTTCAACAGTTTCAAACCCTGCTTCGCTACTCAATGCTTTATAATCTAGAGGATTTACGCTGATTGAACTACCATCAGATGTAACACTAAAGTTATCAGCGTTAGGGTTTTCTTTTTTAGCATTATCAACAAGTGATTGTGTAGGACTCTCTCCTAGATAATCTAGCATGTCAAAGTAGTTGTCCATTGCTAATGTTTTTGATGGGTCGCCTTGTATACCATCTTTTGTTAACACAGCTTTGTATGCTAAATCAGCATAGCTACTCATGTAACCTTTAAGTGTGTTTTTTTCTGCTTCTGTCATGGCATCAATTTTTTCTTCTGTTAAATTGGTATCCATATATGATACAAAGCCTGCAACACGCTCATCAAGACTACTAAAATCTTTAAAGTTAAATTCTAGGCCTACACCAAAACCAACAGTTCCTTTTTTACTTTTTTCTATTTCATTTTGTATTTTTAATTTTTCTAACAATAATTTAGTTTCTTTATCCCATTCAAGTTCATCATAATTAAATTGTAAACGTAAAGCATCATTTTCTTTTTTATAGTCTAATTTTTCTTGTTCTAATTCAAACTCAAGTTCTTTTCTTTTTTCTACTGTAGCGGCATTAGCAATGTCAGATTCTAATCTTTTAACTTTTAATTCATGTTCTTTTAAAGACTGTTTAAACCCATCATGCCATTTCTGTTCTTCTAAATCCATTTTTCTTATGTCAATCCCATATTCTAATTGAAATTTTTTTTCATTAAAAGCCTGTACCTCTTGGTCTAACGCAAATTTATCTCGATTAAGAGCCATCATTTCATTATGTTTTCTTTGCTCTTCTTGAAAAGCCATTAATTTTTCTTGTCTTTCTGCCGCCGCCGCCGCTTCCTTTGCTTTTCTTACATTAGCTAAATCAATCTCTTCTCTAAACTGTTGTGAAGCTCCACCTAAAAATGAAAATAATCCCGATGCAAAACTCATTATTTACTCTCCATATCTATAAAACCTTTTTCTTCCTCAACAGGACTTTGTTCTATTTGTTGTTGTTTATTGTTTTGATTTTCTTCAAATCCTCTAACTATTCTTCTATACTCTTGAGGATTACGCTCTTCCATTACTTGTAACGTTGCTTCTTTAGACATCATTTTACCATCTTCTTCAGTATTTCTTTTAGTAAACATAACTACTGGTATTTTATTTTCTACTGCCAATCCAACAAAATAAACTGCTAATGCCGGCTTTATAATTTCTGCGGTATCTGGTGAAAATTCTCCTGCTGTGAAACCACCTAAACCTACAGTGTTTACTATCTCTTCAACCGTAATACCAGATGCCATCATTCTTAAAAAGTTTTCTTTTACATTAGCTTGCGATTCAACTTTATCAATTACAAAATCAACAACTTTATCTGGGTCTGTCATTCTTGGGGGTTTATCCCAAGACCATTTATCTGGTTCATCAGTTAATGAGTGTCCGGGCACAGGAAAATTAAAAGGGTCTCGTGCCGCCGTCTCTACGCCTTGTTCTACATTATTATCTATTTTATTTATATTATCTAACATTATGATATCTGCCTTAAATTTTTAAGTCCTGCACTACCTACTTTTACGGTTGTGCCTCGTGGCCCTTCAGCATAAAGAGCACTACTATCAATACGGCCATTATCTGCTAAGTCTTGCATATAAGCGGCCATATTCATTAAACCTTCTTGTACTCTCGTGTTAGAAAAACCCGGAGAACGTATTTGTGAAGCTGAAAAATTACCAGATGGTATTGGTGCTTGGCTGTATGGGTTAGCACTATATCTTTCGTTTAACGCTTTTAACTGTGCTAAATATTCATCACCAGATGCTTGCGTTTCTTGTCCACCTTTAATTTTAGTTCCTACCATCCCTTTACCAAATTTTACTAATGGATTATCAGAATACTTTTGAAATTTATCAGCTATAGCATACATACCTGTAGCCGGTGATACTTGGTCGAATGGCATGTTTAATCTTTTCGGAGTGCCAATAAATTCTTTAGCCGCTCTATAAGCCGCCGGGGCATATTTAAAACCTAAGTAAGATGTACCTGCTATGGCCGCCGCTTTTGCAATGTTACTATTTTTTAATTCGTTAGGTATTACATCATCTAAAAAATCTCTTATAAATCTCATATTGTCTCCTAGTCAAATAAATTAAATATACCTTTAATAACGCCACGCCCTAGCTCTGCTAAAGTAATATCTTTTGTTTTTTGTTCGTACATAGATTGGTCAAAACTAGATTCTTGTGCAAACATAGCAACTTGGTGCGCTCTAGCTTTTGCATTTTCTGCACTTTGCATTAGCCACGATGCTTCATCTCTATATCTTTGCCACATATTATTTAATTGGTTTTGATTCATTTGTAATAAGTTTAATGCATTTAATCTATTAACTTCATTTTGTAGTGTTGTGTTAGCTGTATTAATATTACGTCTCCACTGCACATTGTTTTGATTTATTTGTAATTGCATATTTTGATTAAATTTTTCTCTAGAATCTTTTAGTTGTGTAACAAATCTAGACTGTGCATTAGATTGGTCAGCATTAAATTGTTGTTGTGCCGCTACCCTGTTCTTATTTGCATTTTCAACTTGTGTGCTAAGTTCTTTAAAAAACATGTCTACTTCAGTTTGTGATTTAGCATTAAATTGTCTTGCCGCATTTTGTGCCGCTTGGTCTCTAAATAAACCTTGTAGTATGCCTTGAAATTCTAATTCATTAGTTTTTTGTTTATTTGTTAAATTAGCTAAATCAATAGATAAAAAGTTTCTTGCATTGTTTACAGCGCCTTGTAATCTTACACTTAAATTAGCTCTATCCATCGCCGCAACTGTAGCCGCATTTTGTAATGTAGCTTGTTGTTCATTAGATAAATTTTTTAAATCTATTGCCGCATATGTTTTTGCATCAGCCGCCGCAATTGGTATTGCAGATTCTAATACAGCTTGTGTTATAGCGGCAGACGCTATGCTTGATGAACCAAGACCACGCTGTGCCATGATAGCAGAAACTTTTCTTACTGCAGGTGCGGCCCATGCCGGAAGGTCAGTTCCATCCTCCATTGATTTAAATAATTCTGCTAGCTGATACTTTACTGTAGCTTTCTCACTTACAGTTCCTGTTGCCGCCTGTGCTTTAGCCGCATCAGATACAGCACCTTGTATGTTACCAACTACAGCTTGTGAGTTTAATGTTCCTTGCGCCGCTTCTGCTTGAGGCGTATTTGGTAAAGTATACGCTTGATAGGTTGATGCAGATGTTGATTGCGGAACAGCTACTTCTAAACCGGTTGTAGGAGCTTGTGCTGTTGCAGTTGTTGGGTCTGTTCCTAAACCTTGTTGAGCTAGTATTTCATTAGTTTCTTCCTGTAATAATACAGGGTTTACACTTGTGTCTTCTGGTAGTTTTGCTTTTTCGTCACCAATACCCGCTTGCTGTGTAACTAATGTTTCAACTTTTTCTTCAGTTGTTGGTGTAGTTGTACCGCCAGATTGCATTTTTCTATCTATGGCCATTACTTATCCTTCTTTTTAAACTCCTTTTCAGCTTGTATTGTTGCTTTCAATCTCATGTTTTCTTGTTTTAATCTTGCAACATCTATCTCTAAAGTTGCTATTCGATTGTGCGCATCATTACGTTGCTGTGCAATTTTACCTATGACTTCTTCATAGATTTTAGGGTCTACGTTATTTGTTTTTTCTTGGGTCATTGTTTCTCCTTCTCTAACGACCACTCCCTA